AGGAATGCTGTATGTGAGAGGCGGTCAGGCAGGGCCTGAGGGAGTTTTTTAGCAAGAAGGACGAGAACGAAGCGACCCCGCAAGGGGTGGTTTCTAATAAAACCGAAAAAGGAGAGGAAATGAACAAAGAGGAAATTACCGAGCTAATCAAGGCCAAAACGGCGGCAAGCGACGAAAAGATGGCGAGTTTGGAAAAATCGCTAGAGGATTTAGGCGCGAAGCTTGGAGCTTTGCAGGAGCAGATCAATAAGTCCGCTCAAGATACGAGCGTTTCAAAACAAAAAACTTTAGGCAGCGAGGGGATACTATGAATAATCTAAGTGAAATTTTAAAAGGTTCAATAAATGCGCAAAGCGTTACGTTAAGCGGATCGCTAACGCCGGCACAAGCGCACAACTTCGTAGATGCGATCAAAAACAATAACGGCTTTTTAAGCAAGATCCATACCGAAAAGATGGGAAGGCTTACCAAGGAGCTTGATGCATGGGATGTAGCCAAAGGGATCTTGGTGCGCGTAGCAAGCGGCGAAAAGCCTACCGAGGCGCAACGAGCGGCACTCGGCAAGGTGGGTGCGAAACTTGACGCTAAAGGCGTGCAGCTATTTGCTAGGATTTTGCAAGACGCACTGGAGGACAATGCCGATAATCCAAATTTCGAGACCGAGACCCTAAACGCCTTTACGAAAGCATTCGGCAACGATCTTGCCCTACTTGGTTTCATAGGCGAGAGCGACACCTACGACGGCACCTTTAAAAAGCTGCATAAAGGCTGGATCCAAGTCGCCAAAGACGCTAGCGATACTACGAAGCTAACCTACGCAAGCTCGGATAAGGTATCGGATAGACTAAGTGCGCTCGTAGGCTCCATTAATTCCGACATCTTGGGCGAAAGCGTGGTGCTGATCAACCCTGCCGACGCACAGGCTTATAATAAAGAGCTAAGCGCGCTAAATTCTCCGATCCACTTGATCCAAGGAGGCGCGGACAAAATTTTAGGCGTACCTTTGGAGATTACCCCACTAATGCCAAAAGGCGTATATATGGCTACTCCGCTTAAAAACCTCGTGCTGGGAATGGGGCTTGACGTGCGCCGCAACCGCTGGTATGACGCGGAGGAGCGGGCATTAAAATATGTCTTTGATCTTTATGTCGATTATGAGATCGTAATCAAAAGGTGGGTCAGCCTAGCGACCGCTGCATAAGGATGCGATATGAAATATCTTGCACTAAAAAACATCTGCGCGGGCGGAAATTTCGTCCGCGAGGGTGAATATGTGGAGCTAGGGGGAGAGGTTGCCGCGGAGTATCTAAGCGTGGGCGCGATAGGGCAGGCAGAGTCTTTGGAGCTGGATAAAACCCAAACGGACGAGCCTCAGGCGGAAGGAGCGGCGCAAGAGCTGCAACCGGATATTGATACGGCCTCGTCTGAAGTCGCGGGGCAGCAGCCTACCGAGTCCGAATCGCAGGCAGGGCAGGCGGAAAAGACTGCGCCTGATGAGGCTGCCGCCAAAAAGAACAAAGGTAAAAAATGAGATTTATTGCCGCAAAAGTTTTAGATAAACCGAGGAGCGAAGAATGAGCCTAATCGCAAACATCAAGGAAAACGAAGGCTTTTGCGAGCGAGTATATGAAGATAGTCGCGGCTTTGCGACTATCGGCTACGGCTTTTTGGTTTCGGCTCTGAGCGAAGACGAGCTAGCGCTAAACGGCGGGAAAATAGAGCCGATGAGCCGCGCGGCGGCGGATCAAATTTTAGAGCTGAAATTAAAAAAGTTAAAGCCTAGGGTATTTGAAGTCTTTGCATGGCTTCAAGACAAACCGCAAAACGTGCAGGACGTAGTGATAGAGATGTGCTATCAGATGGACGTTAACAAGGTTAAAAAATTCGTTACGACGCTTCACTACATAAGAACTAGCGAATATGAAAAGGCTATCGCAAACGGGCTTCGTAGCCTCTGGGCGCAGCAGACTCCAAATCGTGCAAAGAAGGTGCTAAATGGGCTTCTTAAACATTAAGCTTATCGGCATCGCCTTTGCGGCGACGCTGGCTGCGTGCGGGATCTATATAGCGCTGTTAAAAAGCGATGTTTCGCAGCTAAGCGCCGAAAATGCAAAGCTTAAGGCGCAGCTAGGGCAATGCGAGCTAAATCTAAGCCTGCAAAACGCCGCGATCAAATCCCTTGAGGTGAATGCAAGCCGCCGCAACGAGGATAAGATCCAAAGCGTTTCTAAAATTTATGTCAAAGATAAAAGTTGTGAGGCGGAACTTGATGCGTATAAAAAACTTCTTGATAGCGCTTTTTAGCGTGCTTTGCCTATTTGGTTGCAGCACAAAGGAACCACAGATAAAGCAAGTCTATGTGCCTGTGCGCTGCAATCTGAAAATGCCGCTTAAACCTGCGGCAAACGGCAGCTTTGAAGCGCATAAAGAGCTTGTGAGGTATTTTTTAAAATGCGAAGAGATAGCCAAAGACTGCACGAAAGAAGAGTGATGGACGATCTACAAACCCTGTTAAATAGAACATATTGGTTTATTATCATTGCCGTAGCCTGCCTCGTAAGCGCGGTAAAAACGCTAAGCAAACCGCGAGCTACAATAGGCGGATACCTACTTGCCTTTTTAAGCGGGTTTATTGGTGCGATACTTTTTTGCTATTTAGGAGCGGAGATCACGCTTTATTTTACCGGCAGTTCGCGATTTGGGCTAGCCGTGGGCGGTTTTTTTGCATGGCAGGGCGGGGATTGGATAAAAAAACTGGTTGAGAAGATTATAAACGATAAATTTGGCAAAAAGTCTACATTTGGCGATGAGGACGAACAATATGAGCAATAACCTAAACGAGATCGGCATCATCAGCGAAGTAGGCGGGGATCGCGCAAGGGTTGCGATCGGCGATATGGTTACCGACTTTTTGCCCGTATTCCAGCCTTTTGCCAATTCCTTTGCCGTAAGCTTTGCGCCGATCCGCGTGGGCGAGCAGGTGCTTGTGCTGCCGGTACGCGGCGAGCTCAATGCAGGAGTGATCCTGCGCGGTATCTATCAGACCGCCCATCGGGCGAACCCGACCGATACGAAGATCCACGTCGCTTTTGAAGACGGCGTAAGAATGAGCTACGATACGGCTAACTCCAGTCTTGAAATTTCGGCGCCGAAGCAGATCAATATCGCCTGCGAAAACGCAAGCTTGACCGCAAAAAACGTAAACGTAAAAGCGGATGATACTACCGTACAAAGCGGAAATATCAAGCTTTTGGGAAATACGCTTATCCAGGGATCGATCACTACGAGCGGAAGCGGCGGAGGAAGCGGAAGCTTTGAGATCAACGGAAACGTAACTATTACGGGAAGCCTCAAAACAAGCGGAGATATAAGCGACGGCAGAGGCTCACTTTCTAGCCATACTAACGGCGGAGTAGCGAGGGATTAAGATGGGTAAATACTTAATAAGCGTAGAAGATAGCATAAAAGATATTCTAAGCACCCCTATCGGCTCGCGCGTGATGCTGCCCGAATATGGCAGCCGTCTTTTTGAGCTGATCGATAGACGGGTCAATGATGAGTTTCGCGCCGATTTGAGCTATTTCGTCATTGAGGCGGTGCAAAGATGGGAAAAACGGGTGCAGATCGACGAGGTAAAGCTTATAAGCCTCAAAGATCACAAGCTGAGTTTTAAAATTTTGCTTACTAACGGCAAAGAGATCGGAGTAGAGATATGAGCTTTTTAAAGAATTTACCCTATCCGAACGTCATCGAGCAGCTGAGCTATGATGAAATTTCAAAAGCTGTTAAAGAGCTTTTTAAAAAGCATCTAAACGACGATGAAATTTCGCTTCTTGAAAGCGATCGCTTTTCGGCTCTGCTTGAGACGCTCGCATATCGTGAGCTACTTTTACGCGCGCGGATAAACTCGGCCGTGAAGTCTATGCTACTACCTTTCGCGCAGGGGGCTGATCTTGACAATATCGTCGCGATGTACGGTATAGAACGGCTAAGGGGCGAAAGACCGGTGGCGAGCGTAAAATTTAGCCTCTCTGCCGCACTTAGTTACGATGTGCTGATCCCTGCGGGATTGGTGCTCGCATCGCAGGACGGACAAACTGCGAAACTCAAAGAGAGTTTGCAAATCAAGGCGGGACAAACGAGTATAACCGGCATCAGCATATTAGATACATTCGTAAAAGAGAGTGCGGCCAAATGCGAGCTCATCCAAACCCCGCTGCCTTTCGTATTGCAGGCAAAACAAGAAGGAAGCTTCGGCGGCGGCGCTGAAGTAGAGGACGACGAGCGGCTACGCGAGCGCGCCGTGCTAAGTCTAGAGCGATTTAGCACCGCAGGGGCAGCGGGCGCATACGTCTATCACGCCCTTACAGCCAACGCAAAGGTGATAGAAGCCATAGCGCTTAACGGCGGGCCCGGCATCGTAAAAGTGTATGTCAAAAGCAGCGACGAAAGCGAAGCGGTGCTTGAGTCGGTGCGTACTGCGCTAAACGACGAAAAAGTGCGCCCGCTAACCGATACCGTCATCGTTGCAAATGCCACCAAAAAGGCGGTAAATATAAAAGCACAGCTGGAATTAACGGATCTTTTTTTGCAGGCGGAGATCCAAAACGCTATCGATGCGGTGCAAAAAAGCCTGCCTTTAGGCGAGGATTTGAACCTAAGCCGCATCTATAGCACCCTTCATCAAAACGGCATATATCGGGTAGGCTTGAGCTCGCCCACTGCCGATATAAAAGCGGATAAGCACGAGTATATCGTGATGAGTTTTGAGCTCAGCTTTGCAAAGGCTAATCTATGAGTATCCTACCGAGCGGAAAGCCAAAATTTGACAAGAAGCTTGACGATCTTTTTGGCGTGCGTTTAGACGGACTGGATATCGGCACAATCAATATCCTCGCTCACACCGCGCCCGCAAGCATCTTGCCCCATCTGGCGGCAAGCTTTGATGTAGATATAGAGGGGCTGAGCGAATATAAAGCTCGCGAGCTCATATGTAGGGCTTTTGAGATCAAACGCTTAAAGGGGACGCTCTACTCGGTAAGAACGGCCGTGCAAGCAGTCGATAGCGGCGCTGCGATCATAGAGGGAAATTTGAGCCAAAAATATGATAGCTCTTTAAAATACGACGGCGCGCGTAGGTATGGCTCAAACAACCACTGGGCGGAGTATTCAATTATATCGAGCATGCGCTTGGATGTAGCTCGTGCATCGCAAATTAGAAGGCGTGCGGCTAAAGTTGCGCCCGCGCGTTGCGTGCTCGCAAGCGTCGATAGCAGAGGCAAGCTACTATATAACGGCAACGCGACTTATAATACCGAATTTAACTACGGAACATATTAAGGAGGGATAATGGCAAATGTAACCGAGGAAGTCAGGTGGGAAAACGGAATATATCAGATTGAAACGACCGATCCCGTAGTGGGCGGAGTGGATGGTATTTCGAACAAGCAAGCTAAGCAGCTGGCAAACCGCACGAGCTATCTTAAGAAGCAAGTCGAGGATAATAAGTCCGGCGCGGATCTCGCGCTTGCGACAAAGCGCGACGTTGTAGATAGCTACTCAAAGATCGAAATAGACGAAAAATTTGCCCCCATCGCCAATTCCGTTAATAAAAAGCTAGACAAAACCGATCAAGCTGCAGATGCTGCCAAACTAGGCGGGATGATGGCTAGCGTATCCGAGATCAGCAATACCATAGCTCAAAGAACTGCGGAGGGAGATTTGCGCGCAAGATACCTTCGCTGCGGGCACGTGGAATTACAAGCGCCTACGCAAGATAATTTGATGGGAACAACCAGTGAATTGATATTTCGCAACATATCCGACAAATATGAGCGTGGAACTACGCTAACAAGAGTTTTGCAATGTCTAAACTCCATCCAGAGCGATGTCGCGTGGATGGATAGCGATATTATAACGTCGGATAATAAAAACCAAGTAGGGTTTGCTAGGTTACCGGGCGGGTTGATAATTCAGTTTGGCATAACAAATAGGTTAGAAGCAACCGGTAGCAGAAAGCAGATATTTCCAATAGCATTTCCTCATGCATGCTTTGTCGTTCTGTGCTCTCCGCACTTACCGCAGCCAGATAATGGGGTTCTGAGTGCTTATACATCTGACTGGAATACAAAGAGCTGCACTGTCAAAAACTTAGATACCGATTCTACCTGCCACATCATATGGGTGGCAATAGGAAATTAGGAGAGATTATGAAGTTCGTAAATTTTGATCAAAAAACCGGCGCAATACTGGGCTTTTACGATGAAACTATACATAAAAATATCCCTAGCCCAAGCTTTGAGATCAGCGACGAGGCGTGGAGCGCGGCGCTAAGCGAAAGAGCAAACAAAGCGGATGCTAAGACCAAAACCTTAAGTTATGAAACTCCAAAAGAGCCCCCGATCGAGCAACTGCGCGAAGCAAAGACCGCGGAGCTTGCAAGGTGGACGCACGATATGGGCGATAGCTGCAAAATCAACCTCAAGGATTTCGGCGTCATCAACGGCGGGTATCGGTATCTCCTCAACGTAGAAGCTATGATAGATACCTTCGATAGCCTAGAAATTCGCGCGTTTCGCATGTATGACAACTCTATGAAAAAGATAAACGGGCAAGAGGAGCTCAAACGCATCAAAAAGGCGATCCAAATCGGAGGGCAAAAGCTTCATAGTCTGAAGTGGCTGTATGAAGCCAAGATTGAAAAAGCCAAGAACAAAAAAGAGCTAGACGCGATCATTTTCACAGATACGATTGAGGTGGCGCTATGAGCTATATAAGGAGAGATGATGTTTTGGATACTCAATAGATTACGCGGGAGATACGCATACTTTGCAAAGGTCAACGCTTTGGTGGTAGCACTTTTAATATTTGCCTTTTTTGGGAATTTCTACCTTGCGATCATCTGCGGGCTAGGCTATCTTGTAGGCGAAAGCAAAGGTTGGGGCGTATGGGTCGGCGCGCTCGTCACTCACGGAAGTTACACAAGCGAGCATGAGGTGAAATTTGTCGAGCGCATCGCCGCTCGGCTTTTCAATCCCAAAACTCATTGGTTAGCGTATTGCAGGCTTTGCCTATTTCTCCGCGGGCTGCTTTGGTGGCTACCGGTATTCGTGCCGCTGCTCTTTGCGGGCATTTATGGCGCCCCACTTTTTGCCGTAGCTCTTGCGGTAGGTTTTCCGCTTGCTTGCGAGCTAGGATACCGCACAAAATGGACGTTGAAATTTCGCGCCTTTGAGGCAAGCGATGCGTGGGGCAGACAAGAGGTGTTTTATGGAGCTATGCAGGATGCGGCGTTTTTGATTTTGTTTCTATGGGGGCGTTAATTTTGTGCGCTTTCGCGCACACTCATAAGGGGGGCGACGCTAGAGGTGCGGACTACGTCCGCGTTAAATTTTAAAATTATTTTAAAGGAGTAAGGAATATGGCTGCAAAATTTGGAGTAAACATAACCGTTTCGGCAGAGGCGGCAAGGCCGATAAGCGTAGAAAGTACTACGCCGCTCGGGAGCGCAGGATATGAAGAGGCGCTACAAAACGGGCTACATTTTTTTATG